ACGTAGGTCATCGGTTCTTCTCTCTTTCCGCCCGTACGGGCAAACCCGCCCCGCGCCGTCAGGCGGGGGGCGAGGGGTCAGCGGTCCAACTCGCCGGCCAGAATCGCATCACGCTCCGTCCGGCCAGTAATCTCGGCCACCCATTCGCCAATCACGGCGCGGGCATTGCGGCCACGCTCCAAGCGAAACGTGGCGTTCTCGTCCAGCCCGCAGCGGTTGACGATCCGCGGGCCGGCGGCGCGGACGAGCCGGAACAAACCCGAGCCCGAACGGCCGAGCAGGTAGCCGACAAGAAAACGCCGGCCGTCGGGGTGCGAGCATACGACCTCGTAGCGCGTGGCGTGCAGGTAACGCGAGTTGAGACGGTCGGTCTGGTGGGCAGTCAGCATGATTCTTCTCCTCGTGGCCGCGGGGAATCCGCGGCGAAATCCCCTCGGCGCGTTTCCGCGGCGAGGGAAGGGGTCAGGCGGTAATCGGAGCGTGAACGCCGTAGACCCAAGCCCGATGGGCGGCCTGGTACTGGGGATGCAAGATCCCAAGGGAGTAGGCGAGGGATCGCACGAGGGCGCGGCGGCAGCCGTCTTCGTTGCCATTCGCCAGCATCGCCTCGGCGCGATCAATGCAGAGCTTCGCGGAGGAGGCCATCTCGGCCTTGGCTGCGTTCAGGGTCGCAAGTTCCATCATCGCTTCGGTAGTCATTGGCAGTTCCCTTCGGTTGTGGGGCGGGATCAACGGTCAACCAAGTCCGTGCAGGACTCGCAACTTGGTCCCGGCCCGCGTGTCCACGTAGGCATTGCGGAAGCCAAGAGAACGGGCGTACTTGTCGAGTGCCGCCCGGTTCGTTCCCCCGATATCGCGGTCGGGCAGATGCAGGACGTAGTAGTTGTCATGCGTCCGGTTCGTCGTCACGGTCGGAGCGTCTTTCTTCACAAACTTCGGCATGGCGGATTCCCTTCGGTTGTGAGTACCGACTCATTCGGTACTGTGTACAGTCTAACGAGTAAGTCGGCACAAGCAACCGATCCACTGCAATCATTGGCAACATTTCGCAAGATTGTGCGATGGCGGAATGGGCTTGACAGCGCGGGAACGGCCGGTAATGATTCGGGCGCGAGGCATGAGAGGCACCACAAGCAACCTCGCCAGCCTCGCAACTGGCCGAACGCCCCGAGGGCCAAACGGCTCTTGGGGCTTCTTTTCAAACATGCTCTCCGCAGCAATGCGAAGACCTTGCCACCAACGGCTGAGCTGACGCCTGCCAAGGTCGGGAGCACCATTCGGCCACTGGCCGAGCCAGCTTGCATGCAGGCTGAGGCACTTTCCGCAGATCAACCTGCGAGCAAAGGACCGGCCGCTCTCCACTCGGCCCGCCGAAAGGCGCACACAATCAGGCTCCGCTGGCTCTATACCCGCGCACCAACCGACTGGCGAAGTCGGCATGCCCCCAATGGGGGGCTGGGGGGCAAAAAGACCGCTATTCCACCTAGCGAGCCCCACAGCCAGTCAACGCACACGCGAAACGAAGCGGTGGCAGACGGCCAGTAGCGGCACCTACAGCACGCCGACAACGCACAGCACGCCACAACCGGCACCGAGCAACCCGCGCAGCGATCAGCGCAGCGGGATGCGGTCGATGGACAACGCACAAGCAAGCAGGCACGCGAACCAACGCAGACGCAGGCCGGCGAAGCAGGGCAATCGGCCGGCAACCCAACACGCCGGCCAGATCAGCAAGCCGGACAGCAGCAGGACGGGAGAGAGAAGGGGACAACGCCGCGGCGCGGCCGACAACACGCACTGGCGATCGCTGAACCGCGGTTTTCGCTACGGGAACGAGGGTGGAATCGGTAGCACGGGGACGAGCGTACTCCCCCCCTTGCGAGAATGTCCGCGACCAAGCCGCTAGCACCTAAGCCGCCTTCCCCCGCCCGCACCAAATCCCCGATGTGTGTCTTGCACCGCACACTCTCACCTGCAGGTTTGAGGTTGACCTGCAGGTTGTGATCGCCAACAACCGCAAGTTCCCGCACGGATTCTGCGACTGCGTTTGGGTGCGCGGAGGAAATTTGAGCGAGTGTGTCCGGTACCGTGCAAAGTGGTTGACGCTGGCGGTTGGCTTGATACGCTGTACCGTGTAGGAGGTACGGTGATGGAAGACGCGACGTTCAAGTGGCCGGGTTTCGAGGACTTGCTGTGGTTCGTGGAGGAGTTGCCTGGCTGCCCGTCGTTGCTGCGTGTGCGGAACGGCGTGGGGACGGTGCTGTGCTTGGGCTGCGACCGCGAGTCGGCGGATTTGGCGGCTTCGAACGCGAACGGTGCGTTGGGTGCGTTGCACGACCGGATGGTGGAGGCGTGGATGGGGTCGCGTGAATGCTTCCGGGATTCGGAGGCTGGGCTTCCGTCGGCCGGCGATCGTCTTGCGGAGGCGGAGCGTCGGCTGGGGATTCTGTTCGACGTGCTGGAGGCGTTGCGATGAGGATGTTGACGACTGGCCAGATCGCGTCGGAGTTGGGTGTGCCGGTTCATCGGGTGCTGTACGTGCTGCGTTCGCGGGAGTTGAAGGCGGACGCGAAGGCGGGGCACTACCGGCTGTACGGTGAGAAGGTGCTGGAGGAGGTCCGGCGGGAGTTGTCGTCGATCGGGGAGTTGCGGGTGAAGGATGGGGGCTGACCTCTCGCACGAGGAGTTCCTGCTTGCGTGCCGCATGGAGCCTTCGTGGTTCGTGCAGTACGTGATGGGCTTGCAGAACTCGGCGTTCCACACGCAGATGCAGGACTTCCTGACTGCGACGGACGACGGCTACATCGAGGTTCCGCGCAACCACACGAAGACGACGCAGCTTGCCGGCCGGTATGCGTGGGAGATCGGCCACAACTGCAACATCCGCATCAAGAACGTCGGCTCGAACGACTACGAGGCGATGAAGACGGTGCTGATGGTGAAGAACATCATGGAATCCGACCGCTACCGGGAGGTGTTCCCGGAGGTGGAGCCCGACCGGCAGTCTTGGGGCAAGGAGGCGTTGACTGTCAAGCGGACGAAGGTGTCGCTGCGCGACCCGACGCTGGAGGCCGTGTCGATCACCGGCCGCGCTGGCGGTCGCTCGGACCTTCTGGTGTTCGACGACATCTGCGACCTGAAGAACTCGGTGCAGCAGCCTACGCAGCGCGAGGTGGTGAAGGACAACTACCGCTCGCTGTGGCTTCCGACGCTGGACCCATCGACTCCCGGCGGCCGCATCTGGCGTGCGGCGACGCCCTGGCACATCGACGACCTGACGGCGGAGTGGCGCAAGGAGTTCGGCCCGACGAACCGGATGTTCAGGCGACCCTGCATCGAGACCCCGGACGGGGACATCTCGCCCTGGCCGGAGGTGTTCACCCCGGAACTCCTTGCCAAGCGGCGTCTGAGCTACGGGCCTGTGGCGTATGCCCGCGCCTTCCTTCTTCGCCCCATTTCGTCGGCCGAGATCCTGTTCCCGACGGAATGGCTGGACCGGAGCATGTACCGGGCCTTCTCCATCCCGCAGCAGGTCTTGGATGGCGGCGTCCGGATCGCTTCGGTGGACTTCGCTTACTCGAAGAAGGAGTTGGGGAAGCCCAATCCGGACTGGTCGGTGTTGTTGGTCGGCCTGCGGGACTTGACGGGGACGCTCTGGCTGGAGCGGATGTGGCGTGTCCGGATGCAGTTCCCGGAGTTTTCGAGGCTTGTGGCTACGAACGTGCGTTCGCTGGGGGTGCGGCAGTTGATCGCGGAGGCACAGGGGACGCAGGCCGGGCTTGTCCAGCAGCTAAGGACGATGGTGGGCGTGCCGATCGTGGACGCCCTTCGCACGACGGACAAGTATTCGAGGGCCACCGAGAAGCAGTCGTTCGTGGAGACGGGCCGCTTCCGGCTTCCTAGGTCGGAGGACGGGAAGGTGTTGCGGGAGTTCCTGCCGCTGTACGACGAGATGACGACGTTCCCGGCTGCAGAGCACGATGACGTTGTTGACGCTTCTGTTGACCTGATTACGCTCGCCAACCGGCACGGCTACGGGTCGTCGGCGGGTGGTTACGGGGGCGGGATCGGGAGGGTGGAGAGCGGGAAGGACCGTCTCTGGAGGTTCGGGTACCGATAAGGTGCTGGACAGTCGCCAAGTTCGCGTATGATGCCTGCACGAACATGGCACGATCGAAGAAGACGCCCGATGGTCCGAGCAAGGCCGAACGAGAGCGTGCCGCGAAGGCGCTTGAGTCGGTTGGGCATCCACTTGCGCTGCCGGTCGAGTTGCAGCGGTCGTTCTTCAAGACGGCGAGCGGGATGCTTCGGCAGCCCTCCTTGGCCTACTGGAAGGACCGCACGCTCCACCGCATGATGCGGAACGACCCGGACATCGAGGCCCCGCTGCACAACATGCAGGTCTCGGTGAGCGGCTTGGAGTGGGAGATCCGCCCGACAGACGACGGGCAGGACGAGATCTGCGAGTTCGTGGACGACGCGATCCGTGGGATCGAGCAGTTCACGGACATGCGGATGTCGCTGTTGGAGGCGGTGTGGTACGGGCCGGCGGCGGTCAATCCGATCTGGAGGACGGACGGGAACGGGACGGTTCCTTTCCGGTGGGTTCCGATCCATTCGGACACGATCGCTTTCCACAAGGACGGTCGGTTCGGCCTGCGTGTCGGCTCGGCGTTCCTGATGGACAACCCCGGCAAGGAGGTGGTGCGTGGCTTCGACTCGTACGTCCGGCTGCTGACGCCGGCGGAGCGGGACGAGGTGCTGCTGCACATCTACCGGCGGCGAGGCCCCGACTTCGACGTGCCGAACGAGTCGGCGTACCACTACGCGGGCCGCGGCGTGCGGGACGTGGCGTGGTTCTACTGGATGATGAAGCAGGAGGCGTTGCAGAACTGGTCCACGTACTGCGCCCGCTACGCGATGGGCGTGCGGATCGGGTACTACCAGGCGGGCAACTTGCAGGCCAAGTCGGACATGGAGACGGTTCTGCGGAACCTCGTGGGCGACGTTTCGGCGGTGCTGCCCCGCGAGAGCCCGGACGCGAAGTCGAGCGAGATCGAGATTCTTGAGCCGTCGGCGGGCCGTGCGGTGGTGTTCGCCGACCTGACGGACTGGCTCACGTCGAACATCGAGGTGCTGATACAGGGCCAGTCGTTGACGACGGGGGCGCACCCGACGGGCATCGGCTCGGGCGCTGCGGACCAGCACGCGCGGACGTTCAACCGGCACCTGACGTACGTGGCGCGGAGCCTCGACGAGACGCTGTCGCGCGAGCTTGTACGCCGGATCGTGGACCGCAACTTCGGGCCGCAGGAGAAGTACCCCAAGTTCTGGTCGAACGTCCCGAGCCCGGACGGCCCTGCGATCCTCGACGCTGCGGTGCAGTTCGTGTCGATCGGCGGCGAGGTGAAGGCGGACCAGTTGCGCGGGACGCTCGGGCTGACGAAGCCGGAGCCCGGCGACGAGGTCTTGTCGCAGGCGAACATGCTTCCGGGCTTCGGCACCGGCGGCGGGTTGTCGCACCCGAACCAGATGGGACCGTCGATGCCTGACGGCGAGGGCATGGACCGCGTGAGCGCCCGTGGCCTGATGGGCGGCAAGAAGAAGGGCAAGGGCAAGGAGAAGTCTTGACGAAGGGATTTCAGAAGATCGAGATGGAGTCGGTCGCCCGGCTCCGGAGGAACGCGCTTCTGGCCCGCTCGATGGAGCCGACGGACGACGATCGGCGGGAACTTGAGCGTGTGCTTGCGACGGCGATCCTCTTGTGCCTATTGACGGGCGCTGCGGCCTGCCGTTCGTGGATCGGAATGGAGGCGAGGAAGGCCGCCCGCAAGCTGGGCGTCGCCGAGCCTGCGGCGATCCCACGCCCGCCGGCGAACGTTGACACGCTGATCGAGCGGTTGTCGGAAGATCCGCTGACGATGCGTGTGGCGGTGAGCGCCGAGAGCGCGTCGCAGGTGATGTCGGGCCTCGTGGTGGACCAGATCGTGCGGCGCGGGAAGCAGTACACCTACGGCTTCACGGAGCAGCAGGCGCGGGACGCGACGCGGCTGTTGTCGAAGGGCGAGCACACGTCGCCGGACCCGTCGATCGGCTCGCTGATGTCGCGTGCGCGGGACCATGCCCGCGTGGCGGAGCTTGCCGCGCGGCAGGGCATGTACATCGCGTTCAACGACGCGGTTGCCGAGGTGGCGACGACGCCGGAGGGGCGGCTTCGCTTCCCGCTGTGGGAGATCCAGGAGACGATCGACGAGGTGACGCGGGGCAATCCGGCTGGCAAGTACCCGGAGCCGCACCGCCACTTCCAGTTCTCCGGCTACGTCAACACGATCGACCGGATCGTGGCGCAGCGGATCGTTCCGCCTAACGGCTTCAACTGCCGGGCGGCGCTGGTGCCGTGGACGCACGAGCAGGCGGACAAGGCGGGCCTGCTTCTCCCGAGCAGCCAGCCGAACGCCTCGGCGATCGACGCGCGGAACGGCCACCGGCAGGAACTCATCGACTCGGGGCAGTACCCCGATGTCGGCTGGGTCCGCGCGGAAGCCTGATCTTTCCGACGTATTTCCGACCTACACACCCGTTCACACGCGATCTGCGCCGAAACGGGTGCGATCGTGCGTCATCGTGCTTGCGTCCAACTGCGTTATTGCGTTGGATAGCCGCCGATGGCACGAGCCTCCCACATAGTCGAGGACCGCGGCGACAAGGTGCTTGTCCGGGATGTGGCCGTTTTCTGCGGCTACGACCCGCGATTCGACGCCCCCGACGGCCGCATGGCCTCCTACGACCGCTCCAAGGTCGAGTCGATCGTCGCCAAGACGAACGAGCACATCGCCATCGGGCAGTTCCCCCGCCTCGTCGAGCGCCACAAGCGAGACGGCGAGCAGGTGGACCCGGCGACGTACGGGATGTTCGGGAACCTCCGGCTCTCCGAGGAAAGCGGCGTTCCCACGATCGTCGCCGACTTGGAGATGCCCAAGCAGGACTTCAAGGCCAAGATCGCGTCCGGCCGCTTCCCCCGCCTCTCGGCGGAGATCTGGCGCGACGGCCACATGAGCGAGGTGGCGATGCTCGGCCGGGAGACCCCGGCGCGGCCGCTGCCTGACTTCCGGTTCACCAAGGTCGGGGACCGGGAGATCTTCGAGATGCCCACTGGCGGCACGTACCCCGGCAACGGCAACACCGCCGTTCCCGAGTTCGACCCCGACGACCGGAAAAAGGACAACGACATGCAGGACGACGACCTCAAGGTCGAGTGCGCGCGTCTGCGCGCCGAGAACGACCAGCTCAAGGCCGCCAAGGAGCAGTTCGAGAAGGGCACCGCCGACATCAAGGCGGAGTTCACCCGGCAGATCTCCGAGGCCAACGAGCGCATCGCCAAGGCCGAGACCGAGGCGAAGTCGGAGAAGTACGCCCGCAAGCTCGACGCCATGCAGGCCGAGGGCTTCCGGATCAAGCCCGTCCGCGACGAACTGCTCAAGGAACTCTGCTCGGCTGCCGACCCGGACGCCAAGCTGGAACTCTTCCGCAAGGTCGTCGCCAAGGACGCCGTGAACCAGCCGCTCGACCAGTCCGGCAGCATGCAGGGCGTCGAGAAGTTCGGCAAGGACGAGATGGACGCCGCCGTCCGCCAGTCCGCCGGCGATCCCGTCAAGTACCGCAAGATCCTCGCAGGGGAGATCCCCCTCGCCCGCTAAGGGGTGAAGGAACCACACCATGTCCAGCTACTCCGACGTTCCCAACTGCATCGCGGGCGGCAACATCTCGCCCTTCCGCGTCGTGAAGGTCTCGACCTCCGCCGACAACACGCTGCTCGCTGCCGGTGCCGTCACCGAGCAGCACATCGTCGGCGTCACCGACGGCTCGCTTTCGGCCTTCAACGGAACCTACCACGCCGTCGCCGGCGATCCCGTGACCCTCCAAGGTGGCAACGTGGTCGTCATCGAGGCCGGCGGCTCGATCACCCGCGGCGCTCGCGTCGAGGTCACGACCGGCGGCAAGGTCATCACCGAGACCGCCACCACCGGCAACGCCGCGTTCGCCTGGGTGGCCCTCGAATCCGCGACCGGCGACGGATGCAAGATCCGTTGCATCAAGGCGCTCAACGCCACCAAGCTCAGCTAACTCCGAGGAACGACTCCAATGGCATACGCATTCTCTGGCTCGTTCGTCGGCGGACGCCCGAGCACCTTCACCCCGACCTTCGACCCGGCAGTCACCGGGTCGCTCCAGGTCGAGTTCTCGCGGGCTCCCGGCTCCTTCGCCGTGAACCGCTACGCGCAGGTCGTGCCCGTCACCCAGCTCTCGGGCTACTACCTGACCATCGGCACGTCCGAGACCGTCCGCATCGTGACGGCTCAGGACTTCGTCTGGCCCATCGGCACCGACCGCCCGACCGGCTCGAACCGCAAGTTCGAGATGACCCCGTGGTCCGTCGCCCGCAACACCGACTCGGTCAACCTCCCCTACGAGACGGTTGACGTGTCGAAGTGGGACGTGGTCAACGCCCACATGCGGATGCTCGCCACCCGCATGATGACCCTTCGGTCGTACAAGGCGATCACCGCCCTGACGACCTCGGGCTCCTACCCGAGCAACAGCTACTTCGCCACGGCGCACGACATCACGGGCAGCGGCTCGTGGTACACCTCGACCGCGTCGAACGCCTACATCCAGGCGGCGATCCAGTCGGTCTCGAACGTCATCCTCCAGAACACCGCCGGCGTGGTCCGGCCCGGCGACATCGTGATGGTGATGAACCCGACGACCGCCCAGAAGGTCTCGCGTTCGCCCGAGGTGCAGAGCTACGTCAAGAACTACGGCGCTGCGATGCAGTTCCTCACCGGCAACAGCCTCTTCCGCAACTGGGGCCTCCCGCCCTCGCTGTGGGACGTGGACGTGGTTGTCGAGGACGCCGTGCAGGAGACGACCCGCGACGGCGACACCGCGACCCGCTCGTACGTCCTCGGCGACGACAAGGTCGTGTTCTGCTCGCGTCCGGGCGGCCTGATGGGACAGGAAGGCGCTCCGACCTTCTCGACCCTCTCGGCCTTCGTGTACGAGGATTTCAACACCGAGATCTTCGACGACCCGAAGAACCGCCGGCACATCGGCTCGATCACCGACAACTACAACTACTACCTGACCGCCCCGATCAGCGGCGGGTACATCGCCTCCGTGGCAAGCTGACACCGGCCGATTCCTCCCGGCCTCGGGCCGCGCCGTCGCCTCGGGCGCGGCGCGGCCCTTTCCTTTGGAGAACCGATGGCAGTCCCCTACGCCACCACAGCCGACTTCGCCAACTGCTTCGACGTTCGGGCGCTGAACGAGCTTTGCTCGGACAGCGACGCCGACGGGTCGTACTCCGGCAACTCGCTGCTGGAGGAGATGCTGACGCAGGCGTCGTACGACGTGCAGTCGTACGTCCTCCGCGGGTCGGTCTACACGGCTGAGGAACTGGACCAGATCCAGACCTCGGGGGACCGGCTGCTGGTCCGCCTGACGTGCGTGCTGGCCGCGGAGATGCTGCTGGTCCGCCGGATGGGCACGGTTCCCGACGGCATCCGCAGGGAGCTTGACCGGGCGTACGGGACGCTGGCCGACCTCCGGGACGGCAAGCGGGTGTTCGGAGACCTCTCGGCGTCGAAGGCCGGCGCCGTGAACCCGACGGTGTCGTTTGTCTCGACCTCGCAGCGTCCGGGCCTCAAGATGGCCGCGGACGCGGAGTTCTTCCCGTACCGCATCACGGAGGCGACATGATCTCGCGCGAGCGGGCCATGACGATCGCCCGCAGGATGCAGGCCCTCGTGGCCGAGTCCCTGCGCGAGAACATCCGCGGGCAGATGTCCGGGGTCGGGCAGCCGTTCGCCCGCCTATGGGCGGACACGGCGGAGTTCCCGAAGGGCCAGAAGTCCGACCGGGCCGGGCAGCCGGTCCTGATGGACAGCGGGCGTCTCTTGGCGAGCATCCAGCCGGGGGCCGCGGTGATGGAGGGCAGGGCGATCCTCTGCTTCATCGACGCGGAGCCGTACGGCCTCGACCAGCACTACGGCTTCATCTCGGAGCCGCAGAACTGGATCGGCCGGACGCTTCCCGTCCGCGAGGCGATCCGCGGCGGCGAGGGGTCGCTCTGGGCGGCCCGGCGGCGCGGGGACGTGGTGATGTCGAACAAGGCGTTGGCGGTGCCGCCCCGCCCGTGGATATCGGTTTCGGAGGCGAAGGCGCGCAGCATCGCCCAATCGGCTATAAGGGGTTGACCTATGGCAGAGTCTTGGCACGCACAGGGACCGACGCACCTCCTCGTGGCTCTCGACGTTTCGAGCCCGAGCTATGCCGCGTTCGCCCGCACCGACAACGAAGACCTCGTGGGGTTCGAGATCGAGGACATCCAGCGCACGTTCACGCGGAACGACTTGGGCGACATGGTCGCCGAGGTAATCACGACGGGCTCGACGTGCTTCATCTCGTTCACCGCTACCTGGTGGGACGAGGCGAAGCTGCAAGACCTGCTGTCGGTGTTCCGCTCGGGCGCGACGGGGCTGACGGAGGGCTACCACGCCGAGGTCGGCGCCCTGGTGGCGAGCCTCGGCAGCCTTTCAAGCAGCCGCCTGTTCGGGTTGCAGATCGCCACCACGAACAGCGGCGAGAAGTCGTACACGTTCCCGCTGTGCAGGCTCGCTCAGCCGCACCAGATGCGGGACTTCGGCAACACGATGAAGAAGCTCATCATGGTGGTGGAGGCGCTCCCGAACGGTTCGGGCAGCTTCTACTCCGTGACGACGAACTCTTGACAGCCAAGGAGGACCAGTGGCCCAGATCGACATGCGGGACGACCAGTACGCCTTGCGGCTCAAGGACGGCGACACCGTCTGGTGCGTGGACGCCTTCGCCTTGGTTGGCGAGGCCCAGCGGCTCGGGATGGAGGCGGACAAGCCGCTGACGCGGGAGCAGACGGTGGACCTTGCCCGGAAGGTGGTCCGCAGCGAGCCGGATGGCGCGCCGCTCGACGACGCCAAGGCGTTCGCCATCGTGATGCGGGTGTTCCGCTACATGGAGTCCTTGGGAAACGCATGAGGGCGGTGGCGATGTTCGCCGCCGCCTACGGATTCCCACCTTCCGCCTGCCGCGACGCAGAGGAGGCAATCGGGTTGCTTCGGAACATCGGCATCGCGGTCTCGCTCAAGTCGGTCTCCGTCGCCGGAGGCGCGGCTGCCGCGTTGTCGCAGGAGGCCGCCGCCGACCTCGCGGAGCGGCTTGGCGAGAGCCCGAAGGCCGTGGCGTCGATGCGCCTTGAGGCGATGAAGTCGGCCGCCCGCAGCCAGAAGGGCGGCCAGCGATGGTGACGACGCAGGACGAGATCTACCGCCGCGTGCGGGACGCCCTGGCGACCTCGCTGTCCTCTACGGACGGACTGTCGGACAGCAAGGTGCAGGTGGTGTCGGAGGAGAACCCCGACCTGTCGAGCAACCTGTTCGTGCAGGTTCGGCCGTCGGGCGGCGCGATGGGGACGCCTCGGGTGGGGTCGCAACTGGTGGACGACCGCATCGAGGTGACGACGTGGCTCCGCAGGGCGAAGGACGCCGGGGGCAAGGCGACGCTCGCCTTGGCCGGCGAGGACAACTCGATGTACGCCCGCATCGAGGCGGTTCGTGCCCCGCTCCGCAACTCGTGGCTGGACGGCGCTCTGGAGGTTCCGCTGCGTCAGGTGGCGCACGGCAACCCCGTCCGGAGCGCAGACAACCCGCTGTACTGGAAGGTCCGCGACGTTTGGGCCTGCTCGTACGAGTTGTCCTCGGACGTGGCGTTCATGGGCTTCTCGGCGTCCGCGCCGACGACGCTGACCGGTCTTGTGGGCGCTCCCCGCGAGGCGGCGCTTGGCGTGTCCCGCGACGCGACGGACCCGTCGTTCGTGTGGGCGCTGATCCCGCAGACGGTTGGCGACGTTGTGTTCTGGACGGAGGGCGGTGCGGTCGGGTTCTACTCCGACCTCGACCAGCCTCCGGCCGCGACGTTCGACTCGACGTTGGGCGGGACGGCATCATCGACCGGCACGGACACGCAGTTGGGCGGCGACGCCTCGTCAACGGGCACAGACACGCTGCTCGGCGGGTCGGCCGGTTCGTTCGAACCGGGCTGCACGACGGTCACGATCGGCGGGATCGTCTACCGGCAGTGGCGTTCGCCGTACCGTACGGCCGCCCTGAGCGCCATCTACCGCGTGAGGGGGGTGTGACGTGGCTGAGCCAGTCGGCATGTTCACGATCAACCTGAACGACGGCGGGAACGGCGACCAGCCACCCCCGTCGGACGGTGCGGCGAAGATGCCGGACTGGGGCCGCCACCTCGCGCAGATGGCGCAGTCGCTTTCGGCGATCCAGAAGTCGGTGGCGTCGATCCAGGCGACGGCCCAGCAGATCCTTGGTTCGCTGAACCGCACCGGCGGCGGAACGGCAGCGTCGGCGACAAGGGCATCGCGTGGTGCCGTGAAGGACGCCATCAACGTCCAGCGAATCTTCCGCGTCGATCCCAGCAAGGCGATCGTGCCGATGCGGAACGTGACGACGTGGGCCGAGCAGATGCGGGTGCAAGACTGGGTGCGTCGCCCAGCCGACGCGGCGAATCTTTCGCGGTTCGTCAATTGGGCGGCTGGCGGTTACGCGGCGTCAGCATCGTCGGTTGGCGACTTTGTGGATGTCGAGTCCACCGTGATCCCGCAAAGGATGCTCCCGCTGGGCGGCGCAGGTGAGGCCGCTGGCGTCGTTAGCCCCGATCCGAGTTCCGGGACTCCATCCGCGAGCGGCAAGAGGCCGCCAAGGGCACAGAAACCGCCGAAGCCCGGCAAGGGTGCTAAACCACGAAGAATTGCCGGTTTTGTTGGTGCGGGACGCTTTGGGAGCGCGATCCTGTACTCGATCAACAATCTCGGCTTGGGCGGTACGGCAATCGGGGCAGCTGTCGCAAACGCAGCACCAGCGGTCGCTCTCGTCTCCGCGTCCGTCCTTGCCTACCAAATGCTCAACAACGCCGGCGACCGTGCCATGCGGCACAGCGCCGGGCTGTCCCCGGCCGTCGCCGGCTTGCAGGCGCAGGTGGACGTGAACCGCCTGATGGTGTCTATGGCTGCGGCGAACTCGCCCATCACCATCGCGGCGGCGACGTTCAAGCGTAACACCGAACTATCTCTCCGCGACGCCGACACCGGGTTTGCAATTCTGACCGGGTCCGGCGAAATGACGCTATCGGCTCTTGGCAAGGCTGCCATCGCACGGGGGACCGTGTTGGGATGGATCTCCACCATACTTGGTCACATTCAGAACCAGCGTCTCCGTCAGTACATGGACGCCGGCGGCTTCAACTCCCTGTTCGAGAAGGACATCGACGCGATGGTCGGCGGGATGCTCTCCATGCAGGACAGCATGAGGGTGGATGGCATCAAGGGGAACCGCAGCATCAACACTTGGGAACGCGGCACCTGGTTCTCGAAGAAGAAGTGGGTCCAGAAGGGACGGGTGCGCTGAATGTCCGCCACATCGGTCAGCCTCTCCTACAACGGCTTCTCGTCGTTCAAGAACGTCCGGATCACCCGGTTCGAGCACGTCCCCGACACCTCGCCAGAGCGGGCTGGACGCGGCGTCACCCGCCACATCATGGAGGGCGACGCGATCGTCCAGTTCTCGGGGTCGGGCAGCGAGTCGATCCAGACGAAGATGGCGACCCTCGCCGCGTCCCTGAACCGGCAGGGCCGCACCCTGACGCTGACCACCGTTGACACCGGCGGCGCGAGCCACGCCATCGTCAACGTCGAGTCCGACGACAAGACCGGCCCGTACCCGACCGTCCGCGTCACCGAGATCGTCGGGGCGAACAACTGCGCCCTCGTCCAGTTCGCGTTCGAGTGGTACCAGACCTACAAGAGCGGCAGCGACCTCTCGATCGTCCGCGAGTTTGTCTGCGTCTGCAACTTCGACATCGACGCCGTCGGCAACACGACGATGACGCTGAACGGGCACATCACGCTCGTCAAGTCGTCCGCCTCGACGCCGACCTCGGTGGAGGGAGCGCCGCCGACGAGCGCGAAGCCCAGCGTCTCCGGGACGTATCCGTACGGATACGCCTCGACGTGGAGCCGGAAGGACGCCGTCCCCGACTGGCCCTACACCGACGCGGGGACCGACCCGACGAGCGCCTTCCCTGAGCAGTACCGCCGCCTCGTCGCCGGCAACCTATACCCCGGATTCCGCCGGGTCGCCCAGCAGTACGCGACCGACGAGAGCCGCACCCGCATGGTGTTCCGGGTGGTCAACCAGGAGTTCAGCCGGGGCCTGCCCGCCCCGTGCCGAATCGCGGACATCAACTACACCTACGAGCGGGCGATCGCGGGCGGCGACGGCGATATGTCGATGCTGGGCCGCAAGACGTTCTCCTGCACGGCGATCGGGCCGTCGAACGTCTCGCCGACGGACCTCCTGATCCTCGCCATGCGGCTGAGCCAGCAACGGATCTACTGGAGCCGCACGGCGCTGGCTGGCTCCGGCGACCTCGTCGGCCCCGACATCATCCGCCGGATCATGGTGTCCGAGGTGGACATGGCGAACCAGAACGCCATCCACTTCGAGGTGGAGGCAGCCGGGACCGCCGACATCACGGCGGGGACAAGCGCCAGCGGGACGACCAACGTTCAGACCGGCAAGCCCCACCTCACGCCGGGGCTCCTGTCGGACATCCTCGGCACGCTCTCTGTCACCCCGATCAACTACGACGCGGGGGAGACGGACGGAACCCTTGTCACGTTCACCTTCGCTGCTGCGAAGCAGCCGGACGCCTACGGGAACTTCGGCGTCTACCGGATCGTCCCGTCGTGGTACGACCCCGAGTTGGCGCAGGCGAGCAAGAACTGGGACACGACGCAGGTGCTCAAGAGCGCCGACAAGGCCGAGGCGGTCTACATCTTCCCGGACGCGGTGTTCGACTCGCACTACTCGGCGGCGTTCGTCTCCGACTCGCAGGCCGTTCCGCTGGGCAAGGACAACGCCAAGACCCGCAAGGACGACGCTGCCAGCCGGAACGGCGACGGCTCGCCGCACCTGCACGTCGCGGCCATCGAGCGGCGGACGACCTACACCGGCCTCGTCCACTGCCCATCACAGAGCCCGACCGGCTCCGACCTCTTGTTCCAGATCCGCAAGCCGATGGTCGTGGTCCACCAGCGGGCGACGATGATCCGCCTGAACAAGAGCCCGAGCCGCGAGTTCCTGACCCGCGACCCGAACTCGATGGTGGTGTACGAGGACTTCGTCACCCACGCCGGCAAGTCCGACGCGGTGAACAACCGCATGATGGGCGCGACGCACGAGCGGATCTACGTCGTCTATGACGACGGCTCGGCCTCCGGCACGACGTTCTACACGAACGGCGACTACCGGCAGGCGTGGCCGAACAACCTCGGCGACAACGTCAACCTCACCAGCGGCGACTCGCAGGCGCAGGGCGACGTGCAGATTCCCAAGCTGGCGACGCGCGATCCGAAGGACGGCGACCCGTCGTTCAAGTTCGAGTTCGGCTCGCCGGAGGACTGGGTCACTTGAGCTTCTTCGGCATCACAGTCTCCGGCACGCCACGGCTCGCCTACGACGGCGGGACGGCTTCGCAGTCGGGGTACGACGGCGGGACGGCCTCCTCGACCGGGACCGACGGGCTTTCTGGCGGAGCGGCCTCCTCGTCGTCCCTGCCGGTGGTGTCGGGCGGCGTCTCGACGTTCCCGTTCACCGATGGCCTGTCCGGAGGTTCGGCCTCCGACACCGGGTCGGACACGATCGACGGCGGGGCCGCGTACCTCTATGGGTTCTCGGACACTGGCGAGACGACCATCTCGACGCTGACCCTGGTGCCGGAAGTTGCCGACGCCTTGGCGGCGCAGGGGATCGACCCTGCTTCGGTGAACTCGGTGGTCTGGCCCGCGTACGGGGCATCCCGCTGGGCTACGGCCCGCCTGCTGATGTCCCGCGACGCGGTGGATGGGGTGGGCGGCCTCAAGTCGCTGCTGGACGACGGCGGCGTCGAGAACGGCCCCGAGGTGTTCCTGAAGGTCCACTTCGGCTCGCGGACGTTCCCGCAGATGGTTCCGGGCAAGATCATCCCGGTCTTGGTGAACGCCAAGACGGCGATCTACGTGGTGGAACTGCACTGCCGGCGATGGCTCTGGCGTCACGTCAAGGCGATCCCGTCGGCGACGTTCGAGGCGGTGGACGCCAGCCGCGGCTACAACACGGTTGGCCTCTCCCGCGGGCGGTTCCGCCGCCACACGCTGACCGGGGACGCGAAGTGGGACTTCGCCGACATCGTCGAGCGGGTGCTGGCTGGCGACCCGGACAACGGGTACCCGGCGCTGATGCTCTCGACGGACACGCTGCTCACGTCGCTGGGCGGCTCGCTGCTGACGACCAAGACGCTCCTTGCCGACACGAGCGCCGACGACACCGCGCCGGGCTTGATCGACCGCGTCCTTGCCCGCTGCGGGCAGGTGCTCTACTTCGCGCCGAACGCAGCCGAGGATGCCTACGACATCCGGATCGAGGACATCACGACGGGCGAGGCCCGCGCTGCGTCGTTCCTCGACTCGATGAACACCGAGTTGCTGGCTGGCGGCTGCGAAGGGTTCGTCGAGGCGGAGGTGTCCGGCGACGTGGCGTCGAACGCCGTCGGCTCGGTGGACGGGGCGACGCGGGACTGCCCGCGGAAGGTGCGGGTCCACTTCCCGTACGCCCTGACGGACCAGACGGACGAGGCCCTGGCCGAGGGCCGGACGGGCTCGTTCCCGTACTCCTCGTCCAGCCACCAGAGCATCGCCGACGGCAAGAGCATGTCGGTTCCGTCGTGGGACTCCGATGTTGGCCGCCCGTTCACGGACGAGTCGCGGATGCCGGAGCGGTACCACGTCCGCTGCGAGGTGCCGATCAACACCTTCGACCGGCAAGGCACATCCACGTCGGATCTGGTCGAGGACGCCGACGACGACGGCGCGACGGTCGCGGCGAGCGTGGCGCAGATCTACTACGGCCGTTTCTGGGCCGGTGCGTGCGACCTGTGGCTCCGCGACGCGGTCCAACTGACCAGCGACGTGACGTGGGCCGGTGCCCAGTGGTGGGTGTGGCAACTGAGGCAGGACGGCGACGGGTTCGCTTGGCCGGTGACGCACATCCACGGCGAGCGGGACTGCGAGCTGTTCGGCTACACGCCTTCGGAGGGTCCGGAGGAGGTGCTTGGCTTCGGCACGGTGTCGGCGTGGCGCGGGTCAGACAACGCCATCCGGGTGGTGGGCCACGTCGTCGGGAACATCCCGGTGATGCTGCGGATCAAGTCGTACTCGGCGATCCCGGCGAAGGACTACCAGTGGTCGTACTCGTGCGTGATCCTCCAGCGGGATGACTCTGCCGTTGATGGCTGGTCGGAGGGCCAGACGGTCACGGCGTACAACACCGTGGAGCGGAAGAACACCACGTCGTACGCCGGGCCTGGCTATGCGTTGCCACTGTCGGCGGCACCGGCGATGGAGCCGCTACCGATCGGCGTGGACCGCAACGGCGATTTCACCGAGACGGACGTTCCTGGCCACTTGGTAGAGGACCGTTCCTACACCGGCGGCCGCCGTGCGTACTTCGGCCTGTCTAATGCGATTGACGGCGATTGTCCGCCATAAGGAGCCCACGATGGCATGGACCGAACGAGTGACCCCGGTTGACGCCCCGCACGCACCGCGCGACCCGACCGACACCTACCCCAGCCACCTCGCCTCCTACGGGCGCGGCGGCCACCACTACGCGGCCACCACCACGGCCCGCGACGCCATCCCGTCCGGCAGGCTCGAACTCGGCATGTTCTGCTACGTCGAGGCCGACGGCAAGACGTACCAACTCACCGACACCGACCCCGTGGCATGGACCGAGTTCGCGGGCTCCGGCTCCGGAACATCGGCCACCAGCCGCATCATCGGCCGCGTGTCGGCCGGCTCCGGAGCGTACGAGCAACTGACCCTCGGAGACGGGCTGGAGTTCAGCGGCTCCTCCGTTCAGGTCGCGGCCGCCGTCTCGACGCAAATCGACAGCATCGAGACCACCGTGACCGACTACTCCGACGGCATCGAGGGGGGTACCTGGTGACGCTTTCCGCCTCGGTTTCGGCGCTGCGTTCGGCCGTCCGGTCCTACTACGGGGTGGGGCAGACGGTGCTGTACGCCGACCCGAGGACGCTGATCGCCTTCTCGCCGAGCGACCCGGAGTACGCCGCCTACGAATCGCGGCTGTCCGCCGTCTCGACGCGGTACACCTATCTGGCCTGCCCGGCCATCTCGGGGCACGCCGCGAACACCTACGCCGCGTTCGTCTCGGCGTTCGATTCGCTCTCCACCGGCGACAAGGCCGGAGCGATCATGGTGAACCTTGAGGACACCTACTGGCTCACGATCCTCAACCAGCCGGACACGTCCGGGGTCAACTCCGCGTGGCAGACGGCACCGGAGATCATCGAGGAGTTCAGCCGCCAGAGCGTGACCCTGAACGGATCGACGACGCTCGACACCTACCGGCAAGTGGCCGCCCAGCTTTGGAACGACGCCGCCGACTACGCCCTCGGGCAGGGTGCCAGCGATGTCATCCACTACGCCTCGGTGGGCCAGTCATTCTCCGACTTCACGGGCGTTCCGCGTGGCGGAATCCGGACCTACGCGCCCGCATCGGGCGTTTCGTGGTGGACGACCGGAAGCCCGCTGATGCGGGACTCCTACGACACGGTTGTATCGACGGCCGCCCTCAAGGGGCTCATGCTCGGCCAGACCAACGCCTCGGCCCACGGATGCTCCATCTACTGCTTCATCCCGAACTCGTCGCGCGCCGACGCGGTGATGTCGCACTACGCGAGCGCCAGCGCCACGAGGTACAGCGCCGGTTCCATCCCGCAGGCCACCGACTTCGACTCGTCCGACCTGCGGCACTGGGTCCGCGACACCGCCAGGCGGCAGCTTGCCGAGTACGTCCGGGCCTGCGTCAAGACCCATGAGACGCTTGGCGTGTCTGCGGCCGGCGTCCCGTCCCGGACGGACGCCGTCCTCCTTGGCTGCGGAACGCCCATCCTCACCGGGTCGTTCATCAACTGGCAGCACTGGAACGGCCTGCTCATGCGGACGGCCGACAGGGTCGCGGAGGACGAGGTTGCGGCGCTGTTCATGGCTGGGGACGTGGACGGCCCGCTGTTCCGGTCCCCGCGCCGCATCTGGTTCTGGCACTCGGCCCAGTATTACTTCGTGTCGCTGGCGACGAACACGCTTGCATCCTCGAACACCGTGGCCCCCACCAGATGGTCGCACGAGGTCGATCTGTTCCAGCGGCCGGCGTACACGCCGGGCGAGCCCATCGGCAGCACCAGCCAGGCAACGCAGAACGCATGGTTTGCAGCGAATTGCATGGGCGATTCATGGTGGAACAGCGGTAGCGCCGGGCACTGGTGGACGGTCGGCAGCGGCTCGATGCTCCCGTCACCGTGCGTCCTCGACTCGACCTGCCCGCTCGTGACCGGCGGCTGGCTCACGCTCGACCATTCCATCACCCGCGCCGAAGTCGTGACGGCGATCAAGCATTGGGTGAGCGACACGACCGTAGGCGGCGTCGAGGCCGCCCGAACCGCCCTCGACGCCATCAGGAGATGACCCATGCCCATCAAGGGAAAGATCGTCCCGGCCTACAGCGACACCCCCGGAGCGACCCCCAGCGGGGCGACGGAGATCGACCGCGACGACGGCAACCCCGCTGTCGCCCCGTCGGTGGGCGAGATCGTCACGAACGTCGCCGACGGCAAGGCTTGGATCAAGAAGTCCGACGGCACGTTCGCCTCGATCGGCGCTGCGGGGGCGGGGTCCGACGACATCGCCAACGACAGCGGCGTGGCCGGAACGACCGTCTCCGACGCCCTCGACACGCTGGGCGGCAACATCGCATACTCCCGGATCAACCCCGTCTCCGGTGTCTCGCTGCTCGGGCGGTCATCCGGCACCTCCGGGGCGGCGCAGCAGATCACCGCATCCAACACCGGGGAGGTGCCGGTCTACTCAGGGAGCGCCCTGTATTTCGCCAAGCTGGGCGACTCCTCCATCACGACCAACGCCCTGAGCTACGCGAGCATCGCGCAGGCGGGGGCATACACGCTGGTCGGGAACTCGACAGGTTCCACGAGGAACCTGATGAACGTCACGTCGTCGGCGTTCATCTTCTCGCTGCTCGACGACACGTCGGCGAGCGCCGCACGGGCGACCCTCGGCCTGACGATCGGCACGCACGTCCAAGCGTACGACGCGGAACTTGCGGCCATCGCTGGGCTTACGTCGGCTGCCGACACGTTGCCTTATTTTACCGGCAGTGGCACGGCCGCCTTGGCGACCTTCACCTCGGCCGCCCGGACGGTGCTGGACGACCCGACCGTGTCGGACATGGTGAACACGATTGGCGGGGCGACGGCGACGGGCACTGGTGGCCTGGTTCGCCGCAGCGGGCCGGTGCTGCTCGGGACGGCCGAGTTCGCGGCGAGCGGATGGAAGATGCCCGACGACGGGCTCAACTACTACCTGACGTTCGGCGTCTCCAGCATGTCGAACAACGCCACGTTCAAGCTGGCGACGACCGGCACGGCGTCGGTCCTGAGCATGGGCGACGGGACCAACGTGTTCGGAACCGGCTATTTCTCTACGGCCGGCCTGAGCGTCTACGACACCGACTCCAGCCACTACATGAGCCTGCGGTGCGGGTCGAACATCACGGCCAACCGGGCGCTCCAGTTCATCATCGGCGACGCGGCCCGCGACCTCCCGTGCTATTCGTCGGCTACGTCTCGACTTATGGGACGCAAGACTTCCGGTGCTGGCAACTGGGAGGAATGCACGCTTTCTGACACCCTTGACTTCATCGGGTCGGCGGCGCAGGGCGACATCCTGTACCGCGGCGCGTCGTCGTGGGCTCGGCTGGGGGCTGGCACGTCGGGCCAGCGGCTCAAGACCTCGGGGGCCGGGGCCAACCCGTCATGGGCAGACGATGTCAAGACGGTCGAAGTGACCCTAGGTGACGGCTCCGGGGTCGTTGCGGTCGGGACCACGGCCGGAACCCAGGTCGGGTACGCGGGGACCATCACCAGCGTCTACATGGTGTCGATGGACACCGACGGAACGGCGACCAGCGGGTCGGCGGTGGTGGACATCTGGAAGGACACCTACACCAACTACCCGCCGACGGTGGCCGACACGATCTGCGCCGCCGCCAAGCCGACCATCACCGCCTCGACCAAGACCCGCGACACCACCCTGACCGGCTGGACCACCTCGGTCGCGGCCAACGACTTCCTGTTCTTCCACGTCGATTCCTGCTCCTCAATCAAGCGGCTGATGGTTTTCCTCACGATCGCCGTCCGTTGACCCAAGTTCCTCGCAATAACCGGCATGATCGGTTACGATCCGGCCGACTCGCCGAAAGGACCGCCACATGGCTGACACCCTCGACCCGACCGTACGCTACTGGAAGTCCGTGGTGCTGATCGCCAACGGTACGGTCGTGACCGTCCCGGCAGGCCAGAGCACGACCACCACCCCGGTCCTGATCGAGTGCCCCGCTGGCACCGACCGGGCGGTGTTCCACTTCTACATGACCAAGAGCGCCACCATCAGCACCTCGACCGACACGGTGGAGTTGCGGGGGCACCTCGGCACGGCGAAGGGTGCGATGCCTTATCGGTCCAACGCGACCGACACGACCAACATCAACTTTGCCACGTCGAACAACGGCGGCACGACCACGGACGTTTCGGCGGACGTGCGGACGTACCCCTACATGAGCCTCAAGTTCACGAACACCTCGGGCGGGTCCATCACGTGGACGGCGACCGAGGACGTTTGCATCTGCTTCCCGAGGGCCTGACATGCCAGGAATGGTGTCCACGAGCGCCCGCGGCTGCGGGTCCGGTTCGATGGTGGCGGGGGCGTTCGGCCCTGCGACGGCGACGAACCCCTCGATCAGCGGCTCGGCGACCGAAGCTGTAGCCCTGACCGGCGTGGACATGACCGGGCACGGGACCATCACATCCCGCAAGTGGCAGCGCAGCTACGACGGCACGACGGTCGGCGTGGACATCCCGTCGGCAACTTCGTCGTCGTACACGCTCAAGTACGAGGACGTGGGCAACTACGTCCGGTACGCGAACTACAACGGGACGACGTGGTACTACTCGTCTTGGACCTCGGCCGTCACGGGCATCTCGGTGCCCGTCACGACTCCCGCCAGCCCGGTGACAGGCGACATCCTGTCGGTCTCGATCGACACCGAGACGGGCGGCATGACCTACGCCACCATCACAGTCAAGGGCTTCACGACGGGCGCGACCTACGCCTTCGGGATGGGGACGAACAACGACCCGACCAACGCCAAGGTCGTCTTCGACGTGTTCTCGGAAGGCTACGACTCGGCGGGCAACCTCAAGGTGATCCAGCGCCGAATCTACGGCGATCGGATCATGCGGAAGGCGTACCCGTCGAACGCCTCGATGGGCGAGGCGGTGAGCGGTTCCGACCTCGTGTTCAAGGTGGCGCTCTCGGACTGGATCTACGCCGACGACAACACTGGCGCTGGCAAGTCGGGCCGCGCCCCGATCGTCAACATCGCCGCGGGCCTTGTGACCAACTCAGGCGGAGGCGGCCAGTCGTCGCGTGCCGCGTACCTGACCTGCACGAACAACTCGACCAGCGCCTACCGCGTGGCGTTCGGGCAGTGGGACACCATCCCCGCGCAGGTCGCCACGTCGTCGTTCCGCGTCGGCTTCACGCCTCGCCACACGCACGGCATCGCCTGCGTCCGCTTCGACGCCGACGGCGCGTCGTCGTCGGCCAACCTCAACGCGACGGTCTCGACGTGGACCGCGCGCCAGCGGACGGGCACGAGCCTATACGGCGAGTGCCTTGAGACGACGTTCGCCATCACGGGGTTCACGCAGGGCGAGCGGGTGGACCTCCGCTGCCGCGCGTACCCGACCGTGGGCGACGCGACGGCGGTGCTCGACACCAACTCGTACACCACCACGGCCAACGAGATCCTCGGGCGCAACAAGTCGTCCTTCTACTGCAACAAGAACGACTCGTGGTCGTACGCGGTCGTCAACTTCTCGACCGGCAACGACGCGACGGCGGTGGTGTCCTCGACGCTGGCGACGGCAAACTCCTCCCCATACCTCAAGATAGGCAAGGCGATCGACGGCCTGCGAGTGGCTGGCGCCACCTTCGCCCGCGTGTACGTCCGGGCGGGAACCGGCTCCATCATGGGGACGCAGCCAGCTTCGGTGTGGTCGAACAGCTCGTGGTGCGAGGTCAGGGCCTATCCGGGCGACGCCGCACCTGTCCTCACCAACGATGGCACGTTCTTCACCAACCTGCCGCTCCGGCTCGCCTACTTCGGATGCACGTACCGGCTCATCGCCAACTCGGGCGGCCTGTACGGCAACAACACCACGTCGTTCCTGTGGTACTCGGGCGTCACGTTCGACGCTGGCGCGTTCTCGACGACGAACCCGATCAGCGACTACATGGCCGGCTGCTACCTGACCGACTGCCTCGGGGTGGACACGACGAAGTGGGACAACTTCGAGGTCGGCAGCGACCGCTGCGCGGCGTGGCTCGACGGGTGCGTGCTCACCGGCGACGGCGGAACAAACTACGTCTCTGGACTCAACCGCATCGTCGGCTGCACCGGGGCCTCGTTCTCGTTCCGGCCGAAGCCGACCGCAAATCCGGCCCCGGACCTCGACAACTTCCTCTGCGAGCACAACAAGTTCCTCTCCACCACGTCGTCGGTCGGAATGCAGATCGTTATTCAAGCCGACCGCTACGTCGGTGCGCAGACGATCGGCATGTCGTTCATTGGGAACATTATCGAGACGACCGACTCGACCGTGCCTGCGTTCGAGCTGTTCGACGGTTCTGGTGCCGGTACGGAGATGGAAACCGCCAACATCGTCGTCGAGCACAACACGATCGTCGGCCAGCGGTTCAACTTCGGCTACAACGATTGGGGAACCACTGCCTACAAGCGGCTCGGATGGTCGATCAAGAACAACGCGGCCACCAACTGGTACTGCAAGGGCGACGACTTCACCGGAAACCCCGGCGGCGGAAGCGGGAACCGCACCGGAGCATGGCCGCTCATGTACGGCGTGAACTGCTCAGGCAACCGCTGGGTGTCCACCGCCATCCCGATGGAGTTCGACGGCATCAACGTCAACTCGTCAGCCACCATGAACTACACCAGCGACAAGTCGGCCACCGGAACCGACAACGCTGGAGGCAACTACGCCCCGACCGTCGGAAGCTCGCTCCTCAACAACGCCGTCGCGTCGCAGGTCCACTTCGACCTCTTCGGTAACGCCGTCGCCGCTGGCGGCGAGGTCGGCGCGGTGCAGGTCTAAGCCATGATCCAACTCTCCGGCAAGATCGACGGCCAGTACCCATTCTCGGCCGTGACCAACGGCAGCCTGTGCTCCGTCAGCACGCCCAACGGGACCGTCACCGCCGTCGCCGAGGGGTTCGTCTGGATGGT